TATGCCTCGTCTTCATCATCTGATCCCATATTTTTAGATATTTCCCAGAATTCCTTCGAACCCAACCTAAAAGTCGGGTGATTTTCAGCTTTATACCAGAATATTTGATCGGTCAACTTATTCGATTTCGCATTATTATTTATTACCAAGCACTCATAGTTCTCCGTTGTGTTATCCATCACAGCACAAAATGATTCCAATGTTGGGAACATACTCGCATAGTTCTCCCAAATACGCTTGCGATTGGTTAAATAAGGTTCTCTCAATATAAAGACATAATCAATGTTTGTTCGCAGATTAGGTGGGATACCGAGCGGGTATTGCATAGTTATGACCAACATGACCTTCCAGTGACGTCCATTCATAAATAGGAGTCGCATCATCTTGTCACGAGTCCATGTCTGATCGTAAAGACAGTCATCCATAATAACGAAAGCGCGTGGATCAATTGTGGTTCTCTTGTATGTCTCAACTTCCTTCTTCATTTGTTTCATGACAGCCTTCTGTCTACGTAAGATGTTCTCAATCAGCACCGAGTTGTATTCATCATGAATGAATAGTTTAGGAACATGTTCTTTATAAAAACCATTACCAGCTTCGGTACCAGAGATAACGGTTCCAATCGGTATATCTTGATGGTAATATAGTAGATCACGCACCAAGAATGTCTTACCTGTATCACGACGTCCAATTAGAACAACGACGGGGCCTTTGTTCTCATCTACCTTAAACGTGATATCACGCATATTGAATTTTTTTAATTCCAATGTCATTTATAGCTTTAGGATATAAATTATAAATAGAGAACAAACGTTCATATCTACCAAATAATATGTTAATTACAGTTATAAAAAAATGTTAGAAGTTGCACAACAATTCAATGCTATAAATTTGAAATATTTAGAAGAACAATTTACGCCTACATCAGATGACTTGAGGCAAGACTATAATCCATTTCATCTAAATTCTTTTCAATATTACCAACCGATCCTAAAATTACTATTTGATATTAATTCCCAAAACTACAATTCTATGCAATTGAATCATCGTTTTCATATGGCAGATTTGAAAACGGTGATAGACACGACGACTTGTCAGCTTGTAGACAAGCCAATATTTATAAAATATTCTCCTCTGTTAGACCCAATTCGATATATGATCGGTCGATATGATACCGACAATGACGCCATACGCACTCTACCCAGCATTGATAGTGCCAGCTTTGATAAATTAGCGGATACTAACAATGCATCGTATACAGATGGGTTTTTCTCACTTTTGTCTAGTAAATTAATAGAGCTGCATGATTTCAAACACTCTGTCGCATACTATGGCTCGTTCTCTGCAGTCCAACAAAAATTCAAAATGAATATTGCAGACGATTATGAGTATCTGAATAATTCAAATTTCTTTATGGATCATGTGAATAAACTCTTTCGCATAAACAGACACCGTGTGTCCTCTATGGCAAACCACAACTCGAGAGGCAATCGCGATAAGATCATAATTACGTCGGAAGATAGTGTTGTTTTGGATGCATCTATATTGGATTTATCCACAATCGATATTGATCTTAGCCCATTGGAAGAAGTCTATGCGGATGCAGGGACTGGTGAATCAGACGTTGCGAATTTGTCGCTAACTCGCACGCCACCAAGCTCAGATGAGGACGACGATGATGACGATGATGAGGCAGATGATGAAGAAGAGGAAGATGAAGATGAGGATGAAGATGAAGATGAAGATGAAGATGAAGATGATGCAGGGGCTGACGCCCCCCGCACGCCCCCCACGTCTGACGACGAATATGATACAGACGAAGACGAAGATAATGAATCTCGAGCAGAGGAAACCAATATATTCGCTTATATCGACAATTTCCCAGTACAGATGATATGCCTAGAAAAATGCGAAGGAACACTCGACGAATTATTTGTGAATGAAGAGATTGATGAGAAAACTGGTGCAAGTGCACTATTCCAAGTAATAATGACACTACTCGCGTATCAGACTGCATTTAAATTCACACATAATGATCTACATACGAATAATATTATGTATATATCTACGGAAATCGAATTCCTCTATTACAAATATAATAATGTATGTTATAAGGTCCCGACTTATGGTAGAATATTCAAACTTATAGATTTCGGACGTAGCATTTACACATATAATGGAAAGCTATTCTGCAGTGATAGTTTTGCGCCAGGTGGAGATGCGGCTACGCAATATAATTTCGAACCATATTACAATAAAAAATATCCAGTTATCGAACCAAACTATAGTTTCGATTTATGTCGTTTAGGATGTTCCATTATAGATTTCATTGTTGATGATAAACCTCGTGATGAACTACAAAAAACAGTGTATAGGTGGTGTATGGACGACAAGAAAACTAGCGTTCTCTATAAGAAAAATGGCGACGAAAGGTATCCTGATTTCAAATTATATAAGATGATTGCGAAAACGGTGCACGCGCATACTCCACAGAATCAGTTGGCATTCCCGTTTTTCAGCCAGTTCAAATCATCGGTAACAGATGCGTCGTGCATGGATATCGACAAGATTCCTTCATACGCATAAATGCAAACATGTATGTATTCATATTTATAAGAATATATACTTTTTAAAATCCAGGAACGTCCGTGAAGATCTGGGTTGGCGCCGATGCAGTGAAATCACTGGAACCTAACATTTCGGCTACAGGTCCACTCGCCTGAAAGAATATCATAATCGGTACGAAGGCACACGCCATTACAAGTAGTGCGTCGCGTATAAGGAACTTAAGTGGTTTGTTCTCCTTTTCAACAAACTTCATCTCAACCAACTTGGCGAAAAAGAACAAAACGGTAATTGAAATCGTAATAATGATCGGTTTTTCCATTTGATATACTTAATTATTAAATAATTATATCAACGATTTAACGCATATCAGGGAACCTGCGGTTCCCCGAACCCCTCCCTTAATACTATCAAATTCGTTGTTGTTGTGCCCCATGTCAGGGAACTAAGTCAGGGAGGGGTTCGGGGAACTGTAGGTTCCCTGACTAGAGCTCTTCGACCCCATCCAAAGTAATAGAATCGCCAAATGTATCAGATTTATTCATATCAAACACATCCATTTCGCCTAAATCAATATCACTATTTGTATGTATCTTTATCTTGTCATCATCATAATCATCGTCATCTTCTTCCTCGAGCTTTCGTTGAATGGCTCTGGATGTACTGATCTCTTCCAGTCTCTCTATATTCTTTGGTGCATTTACGTCAGATACACTTCCTGTCTCAGAATCTAATACACTATCATAATCATTGAATTTCAATTTAGTTATGACAGGCTCATTATCAATATTGGAAATCGAAGGTACCAATTGAGGTTTCTCTAACTCATCTTCCTTTTCCTTTTCATTTTCCTTATCTTTATCTTCGCCTACTTGCACTGGTACTGGTTCAGGTCCAATGTTCTCTATAATGACCTCTTCCTCTTGTTCTACCGACTCGTCCATGTATGCACGAATGATTGCCTCTGTTGGGATACTATCACGAATAGTGTTTAATATTGACTCTTGTACGATAAGCTCAAGTTCTCTATTAACTCTCTGTGTTAATAGTGGCGGAATATTCTTTTCGAATAAATATACATTAGAATAACATTTGCGAGCTACGTTAATATAAACCTTATGAATGAAACTATCCAAGTTCGGCGTATTGATATCTATCTTTTTCTGTCTGTTACCTACGCGAATACAGGTGAGAACCTTCAGCTGAATAATATGGACGCAAGTAATTAAATCGTCTAAATAATTACATCCACTCCGTTCTACAATTCGCTTACGTTCTTCCTCTATTATATTTGCATTCCACTTAGGCACACGCGATATTAAATTTTGGAATGTCATCAGATACTTACCAGCCTCATCATTCTCAATACATAGCTTCCATGATTCATTGAAAATAGACCGAATCCCTTCTATAACCAATGGTGTTAAGATACTTACCAATCTGCTACACCACTCGTTTCTAGATTCTTGCAGGTTTGAGAGAACAAAATCATCCATTTTTATAGAAATCGTCTATATTTTTATATCTAAACATTTACGCATCAGGGAACCTACGGTTCCCCCGAACCCCTCCCTCTATTGCGGATACAAAGGTGTGTAGGCGGTGACAGTTTATTGACAGGTTACAGCCCCAAAAGACTGTCACCTAGGGGAACAGTAGGTTCCCTGAAAGGAGGGGGTAAGGGGGACCTTGGTCCCCCTACATAAAGGAGATCTTGTGTAATTCTGTGTTCTCTCGCAAGAATATGAAATTCAACATATACATCATCAACATCTTCTCGCACCTAAACTCGGCTTTGATTTTATTGAAACACATCATAATATTGGATTTAACTGCGTCGCTCCATTTTCCAGATTCTTGCACGTATTCCATCAGATCCAAACACGAATATCCCTTCTCATAAATTGCCACACTAGTATCTGACGCAATAATATTCGTATTTATCTGTTTGTCATCCAAATATTCGCGCATCCACTTTGATTTTTCATCTTTGAATTCAGTCAGATCCATGTTTTTACCGAGTGTATATTGATGTAAATTAACTACCTTTCCGTTTTCTATAAGTTCTGGAACATAAATCTCACAGAAGCGCGATACTATTGGATTCAGTAATTTGTGTTTGTTCTCTACAATGATAAAAAAACGCGTATTAAAACTAAATTGCTCGATGCATCGTCGCAGAGCCGATTGTGCGTCGTTCGTCAAGCTATCTGCGTTATACATAACAATCGTTTTAAACTTGACACCCGTTGTAGACTGGAGATTGGCCTTCGCGAAGAATTTTAGATCTTCTCGTATAAATTTAATACCCTTTCCGTGAGAACAATTCACAATCATCACATTGTTTTTTATCTTTGTTTTATCACCATTGTATATCTTATTTAGAAAGGATTGGACGATTGTCGTTTTACCAGTTCCCGAAGAACCATGAAATATGATATTTGGAATTTGATTTGAATTATGAAAATAGTCCAATTTTACAGTTATATTTTTGTGTATATCCATTACTCATTATTTAGAGTATAATTTTATATGTATATATATTATATAATATATAATGTCAACTGTCACAGACCAAACGACACTTAAACCGGAAGAACCGGGTGTGATTGAGTCTATAACCCAAGGAATAAGCTCTGTAATCCAAGGCAAGCCCGAAGAGGAAGAAGAAGAGACAGTAGAGTCATCGATTGCCTCTGTGGAGGGAGAGCCCACGCTCCCTACTGAGGATATTTCCCCGGTCAAAGAATCCACTGAGGATATTTCCCCGGTCGAAGAATCTACCGAGGATGTTTCCACACCGGTAGAAGAAGAGTTTGTACCTACGGAAGACAATTCGTTCGGCGTTGGACCTGCGATCGGGGATGTGCCTGCACTTGGACCCGTTGAAGAAAAGCCGAAGAAGAAGCGTAAGACGGCAAAAAAGTGCAAATGCACCAAGACGAAGAAGAATCAGAAGCCAACCAAGCGCCCGCGCTGCAAGAAAGGAAGTCAGCGTAATAAGAAAACTAAGAAGTGTAAATCGAAGAAACACTGCCCCAAGGGATCTCGTCGCAATCCGACTACAGGAGAGTGCAAACCTAAGTAAGCAACTAAAATATATCAGTATATAATAAAAAATGAATATGGTAATTCCTTTTTTATCCAAGACTAAAAAGACGACGCATGAAGCAGATAGGATTATGCAAAAATATCCGGATCGCATACCAGTGATAATTTCGCGCAGTCCGAATTCTACAAACACCCCCGAGATTGATAAATGCAAGTTTCTAGTACCAGCGGATTTAAC